GAGGATGCAGTCCCGGGCATTCCGCAGGGCCTCCGCGCTGCGCCGCATCTCATGGTAGTCTCCATCGGTGGTCCCGCTGGGGTTGTGGTAGCATAACAGCGCCCCCGGCTCGCTCTGAATGACGGAGCAGGCGGACACCGCCAGGGTGGCCGCGCTGGCGCCGTAGCCCTGGAACAGGGCCGTGGTCTTGCCCTGATACCGCCGCAGTATGGAGCGGATCTCCGCGCCCACCGTCATGTCTCCGCCCGGTGAGTTGACCAGGACGGTCACCTCGTCCCCGCCGGCGGCCTCCAGCGCCGCCCGGATGTCCATGGGGGCCGTGATGTCCCGGAACCCCCACCAGCGCAGGACGTCGGCGCTGTCATCATCCCAAAGCTCTCCGCGAATTGAAATATCAACCATTTGTCGGCTCTCCTTTCGCCACGGACTCCATGGAGCCCAGGTTTTTTGTGATGAAGAACGTCTGCCCCCAGCCGCCGGGGATAGGCGCCCGCTCCTCCAGGGCCCGCGCCTCGTCCGGATTCAGCATACCGTTCTGGATCATCGTGGTCAGGAACTCCGCCCGGCTCTTGTCGTCCCCGCGCAGCAGCACCGCCGGGTTCCCCTTGAAGTACAGGCCGTCCGCCCGCTGCTGCCGGAACAGGCACTTGTAGGAATTTTCCTGTTCCCATTGCACGATGTAGGGCATGAGCACATCCGTGACGAATACAATGCGCTGCTGCTGGTTACTCTCAAAGCTCTCCTTGCCGCTCTGCAGCATGGACTTGGGCACTCCGGAGAAGCGGGCCACCTCCTCCACGCTGAAGGTCCGGCTCTCGATGTACTGGCTGTCCTTCTGGTTCAGCCCGATGGGCGTGTACTTGTATCCACGACCAAGCACCGCCACCTTGAAGGCATCGTCGCCGTAGGGGTTGTATTTGGAAAACTCGTTTCGGACCCGGTCGCGCTCTTCCTTTCCCAGGTCCGTGTCCACCTCCACAATCCCGGAGATCATCGCCCCGTTCTGGTAGAACTTCCGGCCGTACTGCTGGGCGGCGCCCTCCGCGCCGATGGTCTCCCGGGCCAGGTTCAAAAAGCCCCGGCCCCGGATGCCGTCATAGCTCTCAAAAAACAGGAAGCTCAGCTCATACCCCGTGAAGGTCCGGAACTCTCCGTCCACGCTGTAATCGTAGTAATACTGCCCCGTTGTCTGGTCCTGCCGGATGGAGCAGCAGTCCGAAGGGAGGGGGATGCGCTCCAAAATCCGTCCGTCTGGCCCGCGCCGGTTCCATACGGCGCCGAAGCCATGCCAGAAGGCGTTAGACATGACTGTGCGCCCCAGCATGTAGGGCGTCCGGTCCACGCTTGGGCGGAGCTTGAAAACAAGGTCCAAGTCAGGATCCTGGACCGGCTCCCGGGCGTCTCCGTTCTTGCGGTAGAGGGAGAAGGGGATCATGCCGAAGTCGTTGCACAGGATGCGGTGGGCCGCCGCCACGGGACTCAGCCGCTCCGCGCCCCGGATGCCGGTGTCATACGGCCCGCCGGAGAGGAAGATCTTCCGGAATTGCCGGTTAAGGTCCTCCCATGACAGGCTGCCGTACTCCACCGCCCGCGGGCGGCGCATGGCATTGCGCAGCAGCATTCCCTCACCTCCTTCCGGCGGACCGGGCCACCACAAGCGCGTAGACCGTCAGGCACGCGCCCGCTGTGGCCAGGGCAGCCGCACAGCCGGCGGCCAGCGCCGCGGCAGCCGTAAAACAGCCGCTTCCGGCCAGGAGCAGCAGATCCTCCAGATACAGCCCCAGCAGATTTGCGGCCTTTCTTCGCCGCGCCTCGCGCCGTTCCCGGCGCTCCTCGTTTGTCATAAGCCCCAGTCCTCTCTCAAATGTCGCGTGTCATAGGTGTGCTTGGTCCGCATAATCATCCAAACCGCAATCGAAATGATCGCCGCCACGGGGGGATCAATGCGGCCGATGGATTTATTCTTGAGCGGCTTGATGTTCCCGTTCCCGTCCACGTGGCATCGGACATTCCCAAATGTCCAACGGAAACAGGTGTTGTGGACATGCAGCAACTGGTGCCGGGTCATCAGATCGTCCATCTCCTTCATCGCCGGAGACATATTCCGCAGGTCCTGGGGGATCTCCATGACCGGAACGATGGGCTCCAGCCGCTGGGTGATTGTCCGGCTCAGATAGGGGTCAAAGCCCACCATCCGCAGGTCGTAGTCCTCCCGGGCCTGCTGGATGGCTTCCTCCACATCGCTGTAGTTGATGATGTCTCCATCACACAGCTGCAGAAACCCGGCCCGGGCCCAGTCCCGATAGGGTACATGGTCCCGCCGCTCCGCCTCCTCCGCCGTGGCGCCTGGACGCCAGATGTAAGGCAGCAGCACCGCCGTTTCTAGCCCTGGCTGGGGCGGGAACAGCAGCACAAAGGCCGTCAGGTCCTTGCTGGTGGACAGGTCCACGCCGCCGTAGCAGAGCTTCCCCTTCAGCTGTTCCAGCCAGGCGGTCCGCTCGGCCCGCTTGCTGGGACCCCACTGGGTCTTGTCGTACAGCGTCAGGGAGATCCAGCTGACCGCCTTGACGCTGATCCACTGGTTCAGGCGCAGCCAGCGGAAAAGTTTCTCACCGGCCTCGCTCCGGCGGGCCTCCATGGCCTCCAGCCGGATGTTGCGCAGACTCAGGTGCTTGCCCAGCGACGGGTTGCACAGGAACCAGAGCTTTTCGTCCCAGATGTCCACGGCCGCCAGGTCATCCGGATCGTCTCCGTACATGGCGGTCAGGCCGTAGAGGATGGGCAGCCAGTTGGGCATATCCTGAGCCAGCAGGTCGGCCTCGGCCTGTGGAAGATCTTCGGCATCCACGTGGCGCAGGGACAACACCTGCCGGGGATCTCCGCCATTGTCCAGGATGCGGCGCAGCTGCCGGGCGTCCCGAATGGCTACGGCCTTCTGGTGGATTTCCCAGCCGATGGAGGTGCGGTCCGGATCATCACCCGCCGTAGTCAGCACGATCCACACCGGCTGCTTCCGACCGGAGCCGGCACCGGCGGTCATGACGTCCCACAGATCTCGGTTGGGCTGGGCATGGAGCTCGTCAAAGATCACGCAGCTGGGCTTGTAGCCATGCTTGCTGTACGCCTCGGCGGACAGGACCGCCATCACGCCCACCACGATCCACTTGTGCCCGCCGTTGCCGGTGCGGACCCGCTGGCGGTATTCGATGCGTTTGCGGCTCTCGATGATCTTCAGCTCTCCCCGGGCCACCATCTTGGCGGTCCAGGGGGCGGTGGTGAGCATAAACACCGCGGCATTGTACACGATACTGGCGTTCTCTTTATCGGCAGCGCACACATAAACTTCCGCATTGAGCTCTCCATCCGCAAACAGGTGGTAGAGGCCTAGTGCCGCCGCCAGCTCGCTCTTGCCGTTTTTCTTGGGGATCTCCAGGTAGAGATACCAGTACTTCCGCAGCCGTTCCCCAGTGTCCAGGTCATCCTCCATGGTGCCGTAGAAGTCCATGATGGCATCCCGCTGCCATTCATAAAGCTGGAATGGCTGTCCAGAGTCAGTGGTGGGAAGCCTGGAAACAAAGTCACAAACGAACTTGCCAGCCGCTTTGTCCTGGATGGTTTCCGCGGTCGCTGTCACGGTGGGCATTCCGCCGCCTCCAGCGCCGCCGCCTGCCGGGCCCGGAGCTGCCGCGTGAACTCATCGATGCCGTCCTCCGGTCCGGCTTTTCCGGCATTCTGAAGGGGCGTCGGGATGACGATCCGGCACCGAGCTGTGACGGAGAGCCCCATGGACTCCGCACATTGGCGGACCTGGCGAAAGTAGGTGTTCTGGGTGCTTGCCCATTTCTGGGCCAGGTTCTCATCCTTATCGCGGATGGCCTGGGATGCCAGCTTGTCCGCCCGGAGCCACCGCTCCCGGGCCAGGAAGTACTGCCCCAGCACATCCCGGTCCAGTTCGGAGTAGAGGCCGGCCGCCAACAGAATTTCTCCGATCTCCCGAAACTCCTTGTGCAATTTCTTCGGCAGCCAAAGGGGAGGGACCGCCGCTTCAGGTGGCGCCACATAGACCTCTTGGTCCCGCCTGGCATCAGCCTCCGCCGCTGTCAGGTGTTTTCGTCCGTTTGCTTCCACAAGTGCTGTGGGTTGCCGTTTGCCTGCCATGGATGGGGCCCTCCTTTCTGCTGATCCTTGGCGGTGCATGGTATTGGCATGTATCGTGGGGTGTGGCGTAGCCGCAGACATCCGGGGTATTCCTGCAGGCGTGGTCACAGGATGTCTGCAGCGGACACTCTTTGCAGCACCAGCCTGGATGCGAGGCGCAATACTTCCGTGCGCCCCGCAGGCCACACTCCAGCCGAACCATACACTCCCTCTCTTTCTGGCCGGCGTGTCCGAATCTGACACGCCATATATTCCCGGAAAATCCTCATGGGGAAAAAATCTTGCACGAAGGGGGGCGTGCGGTCTTGCGTCACTCCGCCCAAACTTTTTTTGCCGGGGGGGGGGGGGAGGGGCGCAAGGAAACGCCGCGCACACGCACCCGCCCCGCCCGTGCGCCCAAGCGTTCTGCCGATCACCGCCGCCAGCGGGCACGCAAAGCATTTTGCTTCTGCCGCATTTCTGCCAACGTCTTTCGGCTATGGCAGGAATGACAAAGGCTTTGCAGGTTGCTACGGTCCGTGAATACCGCCCAGTCTCCGCGGTGCGGCTGGATGTGGTCCACTTCCGTGGCCGGTGTCCGGACTCCACGCCGGGCACATTCCCGGCAAAACGGCTCACGAAGGAGCTGTCCGGGCCGCAGGTCCTCCGTCCACTCTGGAGTCAGGTACATCCAGTGCCAGGACTTGGCCGCATCACTGCGGCTGTCCTTGGGGCGGTGGAGATCACAATAGCCGCCAGTTACCAGGGTCGTACACCCAGGATGTCGGCATGGACGCAACGGCTTTTGTGCCATGGGCTATCACCTCCGGGCAAAACAAAAAGCCGGCACCGACGTCTTCTCCACAGGAAGATCATCGGCACCGGCTTATCAGAAAGCACTGGCCATGTTCGATATTCACGAGATATTCTGCCTTGCAATTACGGCACCAGAGAATCAAGCGGCTGGCGCTGGTCTCAGAGCTGGCCTTCTGGTTCGTGATGCAGTTGCAGTTGGGGCAGACATACCGTCCCTTCTTTATGGACAGTTTAACACGTTCATTGCACGTTTGCAACGGGTCTCCCTCACTTTCGTTTAGATTTGTGAGTTATTCAACTATATTTCAAGATAAGAGTCATTTATCTAAAATAAAAGCACTGTTTGAGATCCACCACTTGTAGAGATACACCCCGAATTCGTTGGCTGTCTGATTGCCTCCCTGCACCCGTACATTTTGTGGAGACTCGATTTCACCGCTTGTACTCCGCCACATTTCCAAAGGCGGCAGCTTGGCATTCAGACTTCTGCTGGCAACCCAGGTCCTGGCACCCACGGGGACCGTAATTCCGTCTGACGCCTCCTTGTTCCAGTACTTCGCGGTGCGCCTGTAGGTATCGTATGGTCCCAACAGCAGAGGCTCGTCATCTACCTCGCCGTATTTCCAAAGATAGCGGATCTCGGCCGGAGAAAAATCGCTGTTCCGGAGGACCAAGTGGATATGATAGCGGTGGTCTCCATGCCTGCCCTCAATCAGATAGATATAATCCCGAGACCAGTTTGGCTTCCACAGGTTGAGAAGCCGCAGGAACGATCTCCACCGTTTTCGGACATCAGAGAACCGATCCGGCAGGTGATATGGATCAAAGGTCAGTGTGTACACGATCCCTGCAAAGCAAAACAGCGCCAGCCGCAGCTCCAGCCGGTCTACACGCGTTCGGCAGACACTGCTGTCTCTGGGTGGCCGAAGAATTTTATTCTTTTCATTCCGCTGGTATGGCGTATCATTTGCACTCAGCCGTGGCCGCAGTGCCCGGCACTCCTTGACAAGAGGACCTGCTCGCTGGCGTACACAATACCACAAGGACTGATCATCTCCCCGCAAACTGCTGCACCTCCTCCGCACTGACACACCACTTCGTTGAGTAGATGTGCCCATCCCAAATCTCCAGACGGGCGAGCATAAGAAACGGATGCCAAACAGGCGGGGCTCTGGATGTGGAGACCGTGATGCGGAAATCTCCAAGAGTTCGGGTCATTACGGTCTCCATCCCAGTATCTAAGGCAACTTGGATGGTATTCAAATCGTTGTTACTTAGCAGCAGACAAATCCCTCCCACGGGAAGCAAAGGCCGTCATCAACCGTAAACATTGCCGTCCTCCTTTCCCTCCGGCGGGCGGCTGATCCGCTCAAACTTAATGACCCATACCCAGGGATTTGCCTCCCAGCCGTAAGCAGGGAGGTCCGAAGGCTTGATGGTGCGGTCCCACGCAATCCTAAACCAGGATGGGCCACTCGGTAGAGGCTCTCCAGTCATCGCACTGTACGTCCATTCCTTGCACCCTTCGGCGTCTATCTGCTCCGGGGTTATATCCTTCAGGCGCTCCACCCACACTGCTACCACCCGTAGGAACAGCCGGGCGGCCTCTTTCGGCATGTGAATGGAGGGGTGCCAGGTCCCACGCCAAGCATCAGGGCACTCCACGGACACTTTGTAGATATAGCTCCCGCCTGGTACAGACGTCCACGTCTCCCGCACCCACAGAATGTCACCGGCCTGGTATGGTGCTTTCGCCGCTGGGATGTTATTACTTCCGTACAATACGCCCCCGTCCGGGACATACCCCGACCATTTTGGGTTTCGCCCTCTCCCAAATTTTACCGGCCGCCGGGTTACGGTTTTCCGGCCATCCAGAATAGCCCGTACCATTTCGGTATTGAATAAAATCGGCCTCATACTTCTTCCTCCAGCGGGCGGCGGTAGAACACCCAATGCGGGATTTCTTTCACATCGTAAATGCTACCTGCCGGTGTGATGATATGCCCATGCTGGCACAGACACCAGTACCCGTTCCCGCCCTCGATGGGTTTGCAGGCAACCCATACAGGCTCGTCCATCTCCCGCAGCTCCTCCAGCGTCAGCGGCTCGTTCGCCAGCCTGGCCCGGAGTTCGGCTGCTGACAGAATCTCACTTTTCAGCTCCGTCTCCAGACGGTGCACCAGAGCGGAGAGGCTATCATAGTTCGAAAGAGCCGCCTCCATGTGCTCTACGGCATTACGCAGGATGGCACAGCCGTGCGTGGAGCAGTTATGCTCATGCCCGCAGCCAAAACAGACTAAACTCCCAGTCTCTACACGCAGTCTCCGGAGAGCTGCCAATGTTGCGCTGAAATCCATTGTTGTCATGGCACATCCTCACTCTCTGCATCTCTTGCGTAAATTGTATATTTTCCCGGGGCTCCCCGATGGCTCCATGTATATGCCCGCCGGAAGCTCTGTAGCTTAATTCCCAGGAAAGACGCACACTTTTTGGCGTTGCCCTCCACCAAAAATTCGGTGGTCTTTGTTTTGTAGACGGTATAGATCCGCCGGGGAATATATTTTTGCCCCGGCGGACCGATACCTTGGTGTCTCAGCCACTTGCCTACGGTGGAAATACAATACCCCGTATCCTGCGCGATCTCTTTCAGACAGGCTCCGCTGCGGCCCATCTCACAAATCCGTGCCAAAGATTTGGTTGTCATAGTACGCCTCACAGAGCAATCACCCCCAGCGCCCTGGCGTTGATACACAACGCCAGGGCCACGATGATTACACACGCAATGAGGGCCAGCCAGCAGCGTACTCTCGGACGCCGTTTATGTCCGGTATATCGCATCATACCGCCTCCCTAAACACCGCAAACACGGCGTCCAGCGTGGCCGGCAGGTCCATCCCCGTCACATCCACCCGCCGGGAGTAGCCCCCGGCCAGGTAGATCATGGCGGTCTCCCGCAAGCCCTCGTCAGTATCCCGGGTGTGGTAAGCCACCCGGCACACGTTGGGGTACATGGACGCCACGCAGCGGCTCAGGGCGTGGTTGACAAAGTCCTTTTTTCGCTCATACATCTGCTCACTCATGATGCGCCTCCGATTCAAAATTCCTGATTCGTACGATCTTGATGCCGTTGCGTGGATCTGGTACATCCTCCTTGTCCCAGACAGGACTGTCCGGGCGGAAGGTAACAAGCAAAGCCTGTTTAAAACCTTGTGCCGCATCAGGGTCTCTTGACCGGAGCAGGTTATAAGCGGTATTTATACAGACTCCAATCTCTACGACAACCTCCGAAATGTTCCCGGACGCCGATGCCGTAAACTCCCCATGTTCCGGATCACTGATAAATCGGATCATGTTGTCTCTCCCTTCTCCGGCTCCGGCGGCAGCCGCAGCCACCAATTTGGCGGGAACTCCGCCTGCTGTTTGGAGGGCAGCATCAGCCACGAACTCCCGTCCCAGCGCATGAATGTCTTGAAATAGCGAGTGTTGCCCACATCCACCAGCACAGCGAATTCTCCTGGTTCGCTTGGGTTCACGCCGCCGGGCATCCACCCGGCGATAGTCAGCTGCCCCTCCGGCTGTGGCTGCGTTTCTCCTGGCGGCGTGGGATCGTCCGTCAGGCCGTAGAGATAATCCGTGCTGACACCCAGCGCCCGGGCCAGATCCGGGAACTGGCTGCTGCCGGGCAGAGACCCGTTTTCCCAAGCGGAGTATGTGGCCTTGTAAGCTCCAATTCTTTCTGCAAATGCCGCCCTGTCCAGGCCGGTTTCTTCACGGGCCTTTCGCAGGCGGGACCCGAATTTCTCCCGCTGGGCTTGCCAATCAGGCACCGCATCCTCCAGATCGCCCTCAGGCTCTTCTGCTGGCTCCGGCTCTTTCCGCTCCACATACTGGCAGCAGGTCTCGCAGGTATCCCGCTTGAGGCACATGGCGCAGCACCCGCAGCAGCCCTCCCAGTTGCCATTCCGGACGAAAGCATCATACATCGCCCTGGCATTGGGGCAGGGGCGGCCGGCACGCTCGCAGTCATGTTCGAGTTTGATGCTCAAAGCAGAGAATTCCCGAACCGTCCGCAGCGTACAGGGGAGTTTTTCCTCTCTTAGCCACGTTTCCAACCTCTCTTGATCCCTTCCAGGCATCCGGGCGATCTCCAAGGCGCAAGCCTCTGTGATGTTCCCCTGTTCCCAGGCTACCTGCAAACTACGCTCCTTCAGCCCGTTCTTGATGGCCTTTGCATTGGCGAGCTTGGTCTCCGACACCTGCAGCAGCTCTGCCACCAGCTTCCGGGTCTTCCCTTGAAATTCATAGCCCTCTTTTTTCAGCTGGAGCAAAATGGATTCCATCCTCTCCGCCTCCCGGGCCAGCTCAGCACCGTTCCGCACCCGGTTGTCCTTGTTGCCGCAAATCAACCGCAGTTCGGTCATGGCGCTGGATTCACCCTCCGGCTCCCGGATGCAGGGGACTTGCCGGAACTGATCATAGCCCTGCTCCACCAATTTCAAGAGCGCCTGCCGGCGCCGGTGGCCGGTGGTGACCACAAACCGCCCATTCTCCGCTGCCCGGACTCTCAGCGGCTGCTGGAGTCCCACCAGCAGGATATTTTCGGCAAGCTCCGCAATATTGGGGAGCGCGTAAAAATTGCGGGGATCTCCGTCCAGCAGGTCTATGTCTATGTATTCGATCTGTTCCCGGCCAGCGGTGTCAGAATCTGACACCGCTTTCAACACTGCACCGAACCGGCTTAAATCAGGCGTTGCCAAATAGCTCACCTCCCAGATACTCCCGCACCCAGCGCCGGTAATCCACCGCCGCGGCGCTGCGGAAACTGTATTCCGATAAGGGGCGGCTGTCCGCTGTACTCTCCGGCAGCTTTGCCGTGTACCGAATCGCTGTCTCAAAGACATGGATACCGCTGCCTCGAACCAGTATCTCCAAACTTCGGGAAAACTCCGTGTTTCGCTTCTTGGTGATTAACACACCAGCGACCCGCGCCTTCGCGCCCCGCCGCCGCAAGTTGGCCAGCTGCTCCGCCAGCGTGGAAAGACCATAGATCGAAAAACCGTCCAGCTCCATGGGAATCACCACTTCATCCGCCGCACGCAGGGCCGCCATACTGGCCGCGGTGAACCCCGGCGGGCAGTCGAAGATCAGGTAATCCACCTCCTCATCCTGGCGGACGGCTTCTGCAAAATCCAGCATCCGCTGGGTCTGACGTACATCCTCGCCCTCGGACATGGCCGCAAGGTCCAGGCTGTACAACTCAAGAGAGCCCGGCACCAAATTCAGCCCCGGCCGCAGGGGTACCACGTTGTCACTCCACACCGGTTCCCCGTCTCCCAGCAATAGGGAGACCATAGAGTACCCTACTTCCGGGTCATATTCCGGCAGGAAAAACCTGGTCAGGTTCATTTGCCCATCGCAGTCTGCCAGCAACACCCGCTTTCGGTAATCCTGTATCAGGATGTCCGCCAGGTTAATTGCGGTGACGGTTTTTCCGACGCCGCCCTTGTTGTTCATAATCGCAATCGTTTTCATGATGCAAGCTCCTTTTCGTGTGGCAGGTGCGGTGCGGATTTGTCCGCAATATCCGCAATCCGCCTTGTATATGGGTAAAACGTCTCCCGCCAGGGAATACCCAGGTCGCTCCGGAACTCCACCACATAAAACCGACCTTCGGGGTGTATGTAGATCACCTGGGCTTGGCGGGGCTGGTCATTGGCCCCCATGTACTCCGTGTAAAAATTGGG